TTAATTTATCTAGTTGTTGAATAAGCCTATCCACAGAACCTGTCGATTCTTTGGCAGTACTTTCTATCTCTATTGATAGACTTTCCATAGAGGTATTCAATTATCTCACCTCCTATTTCTTTTCAAAATGTTTTTTAGTATCTCTCGCCCATCTCTCGAAATGCAATCTAGCAATTAATTGTGCATTTTTCTTTTCTTTTTCTTGTTGTTCTTTCGTTTGAACTGCTTGTACACTATCTAAATATGGACGACTTGAATAAGGTAGAGGTTTTGTTCCTTTTTTAGAAAAGGCATGTAATATAGGAGATACATCACAAAGTGCCTCATATATATACATGCCTTGCATCCATAATTCTTCGTCTTTTTGTTTTACCTTTAACTTATGTGCTTTTAAATAGAATTTAGCTCGATATGGTGAGCTATGCCAATATTCATCATAACTCATACCATAGGACATGAATATAGGACATAATTCCTCAAAAGTTTCAGTAAGAGAAGTAACCTCTACTTTTGACTTTTCTTTGGAGATAAGTCTATTACTTCCCAAGTTGCGTTTCCCTCATCACCATCTTCTGGCTCGTCTAAAAGAGATTCGTAACTATCTTGTATCATTTTTTGTAGTGCCTGTAATAAACCACCTTTATCTTTAACATGAGAGAATATCTCATCTATTGTTGTTTGTGATAAAGTTCTATGGTTTTTTACAAAAGCACCACTAAAAACTAATTCTATATTATTCATTGGTTTATCTAGGAACTCGCTTAATACGAACCCAGCATTTTCCAATAATTTTATGGTTGATCTATCATACTCTAAAGTATATTTCTCACCTTTGTATGTTAGACTGATTGTCGTATTCATTTTCTACACTTCCTTTTCTCAATTAATTTTATTGTGTTGGTTTTGCAAATTTCTCTGGTGCATTTGTTGGTGTAATATAGTTTGTAATTTCAAGTACAGAGTTAACAGCTGTTTCAGGTAGTCCCATATTACTTGGGTTTCCTGTAAAGTAGAATGATTGAGTTAACCCTGGTACAACTATTGTAAACCAAGTAGCTTTTCCAGCAGCTTTTCCAGCAGTATAAGCAGTCATTAGTGCATCCCATGCAGTGATTAATTCCTCTGTTAGGTTGAATGTGAACTCTAATGCACCACCTAAATCTTTAAGACCATCAATATAAGTCTTATACTCTAACTCATCTAATGTTGTAGTTTCAAGAGTATCAGGTGCAGCATTTAAACTTGGTGTTGATTTAATACCGAAAATTCTAGTATAACCAGTAGTAGGTCTTGTACCAGCAGTTGCTTCAACTGCATACCATAATTGCACTCCAGCAGTAGATAAATCAATAGCAAATCTTTGAATATCTAACTTCATTTTTTCCATTTTAATACCTCCTATAAATGATATTCCTTTTTATATCAACATGGCAGTCATATCTTAAATAGCCTACCATAACATTATTATCACTCTTTTTAGGTGTTATTGGTGAACTTGTAATTCTTCTCAAACACCTATAAGTATCGTTTTTCATAAGAGAATCAATTTTATCTCTTATGGCTACTACATTTTCTTTAGCGGTTTTTGTAGAACTTTGCTTTGCACTTATCTCAAATTGATAAGCGATATAACTAATGTTCTCACCGCTATCGTCAGTATATCGGTTAACTTCTTCGTTAACCATTTCCTCTATTGTTATCATAGGATAACTTATTTCAGGATAAGTTTCATATTTATCTTTAACAACGATTTTGTTGTATTCTTCGTCATTTGAAAAAAATGAGATTAAATCGTCTTGTATTTGTGTACTTAAACTTTCGATATAACCTCACCTACTTTCTCTTTTAAAACTTTTTTTACAACATTTTTCTTTAGAAATTCACTAGTATCGAACATTTGCCTACCACTAGCATTACCCTCGCTATAAATGTTATTGTAGAACCAATAATGTCTACCGCTTTCATTTATATTTCTACTAACATATTGACCACTATTGTACGCATTCAAGTCAAACTCTGATTTCATTGGGTGTGGACTATCAGCACCCTCTTCACCAGTACCAAACTCGGCATATAGTATTTCTTTACTACTGGCTACAATAGAATGACCATTTGCAGTTTCAATAACCTCACATCTTAAATCACTCATATCTATTGTTTCGTCATAATAAGTACGACCATACAAATCTTGTAAGTATTCAAGACCAGTGTCGGCTACTTCTTTAGTTATTTCTTTGGGTAACTTTTGTACATTAGTAGAGAATGTTCTTAAACTTTTTATAAGTGTTGCTAATTCAACTGTATCAAGATTTACTTTCTTGATTTTACTCATTGTCATCACTCAATCGTTTAATCATAATCTCTAATTCATTAATGAATTGCAAAGGTTCTTTGTAAACTTCATAATCGGCATTTTCGCATAATTCATCGTGTATAGCAGGTATATCTTTATACACATACAACCTGTCTTTAGGATGAAACAAATCTTTCTCTTGCATACTTGTTTTTATTCTTAAATACATAGGATATTCCATACCCAATGATACTAAATCACCCTCACTATTAGTAGGTACAAAGTTTTCGTAAATCTTTATAGGTGCTTTATATTTTCTTATATTGCCATCTCGATAGGCTTGACATAAATATAAAGCTCTTTTATTTCTACGTAGATTTCTCATTACTTTATTAATGGTATTATTTCGTCTAGCATATCTTTAGGATAATCTCCACCAGAAGTGTAGTTTCTAATAACACCATTTTCGCTATGGGAACTTTGTCCCTCTGCACCTATTTTAGCGAAAGCAGTTAGTGCTAAAGGTATAATCATATCTTCATATTTAGGATCGTATAACTTTTCTTCCGTAGCCTCAAAATGTCTACAACGATTTATCTGTTTGATAGCTCGTTGTATTTCATCGTCCATAATTTCATTATCGGACTCTGTTATTGTAAAGCCACGTGCAAGTAATTTCTTTTTTAGTAGTGTAGTTAATTCATTTACTGTCATTATCTATCTCTACCAAAACGAGAACGTTCTTTCATTCCATCTCTTTCAGGCTCTCTCTTACGAGTGAATTGTTTTTTGAACTCTTCGTTAAATGGTTGCTCTATTGCATGAACTTCACTTGTTCTTTCAACTGATTTACCAGTTGGAACTGCATTAAGCTCTTCTCCATCAACTTTAAATTCAACTTGCATATATCTATTACCTACTAAAACATAGTAATCATTACCAATCTTATAAAACATGAACATCACTACCTTTTCTTAAATTCTTCGATTTTTTGTGATTTCTTTTCTCCCTTATCTTCGTTATCTTTTATGACAACTTCTTCTTCTTTAACTTCTTCCTTAATTTCTTCCTTAACTTCTACTTCTCGTTTTTTGTTGCTATCGCCAACAATAGTATAACCAAGAGGCTTATAAAAATTTTCATAAGCACCCCTAGTTACATATTTTTCACTTTTATCTTTAATTATCTTTATCATTAAGCAGTAGTGTCTAAAATAAAGATTGTGTTGGCTCTTTCGAATGATGGTAAAGCAACCATTGATACTTTTGTTTCAACATTAACAGGATCAACGATTTGAGAAGTAGTTACTGCTACACCACCATTTACGATAGCTACATCTGCATTTAAGTTATTTCTTAAATCAGACTCTTCTGGTGTAGTACCCATATTAGTATTTCCTAAATCTCCATCTGGCATGAATACTACTGTATCGTTTGGTACATATTTTGCAGCTTGACCGTTAGCAGCATTTACATATACGTTGTCATATACATAGAATCTTACACCAGTTTCATTGTAGATATAATCTATTGCTCTTGCAGTAGTTACAGGAACTGTACCATTAGCAAATACATAAACAGCATTTTTAATTGCAGTGTTTGTTCTAAAGTTTTTAGCAACACTTGAATTACATACTGCACGTGTAATGTTAATTCCTTTTGCTTTCATACCCTCAACTATTTCTACAATATCACCGATAATATCAGCACTAGCATTACTCCATGAAGTTTGTACAGTATCAGATTGATCAGCTTCTAATAAGTAATCATATTCATAAGATTGACCATTGTCTGCTAAAGTAATAGTACCAGTAGTTAGTGCTTCCATACGCATTCTCTCTAATGCGATTTCACTTGCATCGATTAATTCAGCTTCATCGTCATAGATATTTGTTAAAATAGCATTAACAACTTCTGCATTGTTTGCAGCGATAACATTATTTAAGTCTTGACGCATTTCTTCATCGATATATTTGCTTTCTTTGAAGAATGGCATTGTAGTATTGAATTGCTCAATACCTTGTCTATCTCTACGAATAGCTTTGGCATCGTAAGTACTTGTTCTTAATGCTATTGGTTGATTATTAGCACCTTTGATCCAATCGATTTTTGTTCCTAAACGTCTTTTTTTAGGAAATAATGTTTCTCCCAATAAAGGTTGAGCGTTTTGATTTTTTTCTTCCCAGTAAGCTGCTATGTTTTGAGCAGTTACTAATTCACTAATATTAGCCATTATTAAATCGCACTCCCTTCAACTAATTTGATTCCATCAATGTCAGCAGTTGCAATAGCAGTTGCAATCGCACTATCTAATTTTAATTTGTCGATACAACCAACGATTACGATTGTACCATTTCCTTTTCCATTGCTATCTAATGTTACTTCATGTAAAAGTACACCTGTTGCATTAGTAGTACCAGCAGTAAATTCAACTGATAATCTACTTGCTAAATCTCCAACTAATGGTTGACCAGCTTTCATAACTGCACCAGCAGAACCACTTAATTTAACAGGTAATGAAACATGATAGCTATCTTGTGCAATTAGAATTGTCTTTCTATTTCCATAAGATGTTCTGTTAATTCCCATTTTCATATTTATTTCCTCCTATTTAAAATAATCAAATTCTTGTTTTTTAGCAACCTTACTTGCTAATTGTTTGCCTAACTCTCCAACAACTTTGTCTTTACCAGTAAGACCTTGACCTTTATTCTTTCCAAAATCGCCCATAGCATCTTTATCGGCGTCTTTTTTACCTTTTTCGTATGCGTCTTTAACGAGTTTGGAAACATAGGTAGCAACTTTATTTGTTTTATCTCCATCGTCTGTTGAAATGTTATCAACAAATGATAGGTAATCTTTATCAGTTGCTTCAAGTCCAAGAATATCTCTTGAACCAGTCATAATATTGTTTACTAAAGACTTATTACTTGCAACGGTATTATTCTTTAGCTTTTCTTCTAGCTCTTTGATCCTTGCGGCTTGTTGTTGACTAGCTTGTGCGGCTTTTTCTTCATCAGTTAACTTTGCATTTAACTGACTTTTTGTTTCGTTTAACTGCGTGGTTAAACTATCAACTTGTTTATCAAACTTGTCCTTATCTACATAAGCACCTGTTGATAAATCAGCAAATTTCTTTCCCTCAAAGAATGTAGCAACTTCATCAAATGACATACCCTCTTTGTAGGAATCTCCTAACATTTCCTTTAGTGTAGGCATAAATTATCTCTCCTTTCTAGTGATTAAACGACTTCTCTGTCTATTAGAAACCTAAATTATTTAAACGACCGATAGGTAGGTCAATTTATATTATCCGATTTCTCGGTAATACCATTGTTTTCTTGTGGCAGTTGTAGTGCCTCTTCTAGCTTTTTCTTTTTAGCTTCTTCTCCACGCTCAACTATCTCACGAGATTTATTTGTTAAACAAGATAATTCTAAAGCATCTATTGTTGCTATTTCTCCAGTAGCAACCAATGTTGCGAATGCTTGTGTCTTTGTTTGTAAATTATCTGTTGTATGTCTACCTACTGATATATCTATATCTAATGCAGATATAGAATCACTTATTAAACCTAATTTCTTTAATATTCTTATTCCAACTGATAATTGTTGTTTCTTCGCTTTCTTATAGAACATTTCTTTAAGTCTAGCAACAATTTCAATATCAGTCCAACCATCCCTATTAAGAACTGCCATACCTGTATCTCCACCACTTGAATTAGCACTTCTATCAGGAATACCTGTGATTACATTTCTAGCATCTTCTAAATACTTTCTAATGTTTTCAACACTTGTACTATCTAATTGTGGTGCTATAAACTTGGCGTCTAAATTAGCTAGGTTGCCATTTCCTTTTGTTAGAGTAAGAACTCTATTTTCTTTTATCCTTTGAATACCAACATCTTGGTCATCAAACTCTGCACCAATGATAACAAGTAAACTCTTTATTGTACCCTCAATATCATTTAGGGCATCACTTGTGATTTGGTTTTGAGCATTCATAACTGCAATAGCTTGTTCCCAATCTCCTGTTAGAAATAATGAATTTTCGACCATTGTTATTGGGTTAACCCCTAAAGGGTTTCTACTAACAACTAATGTCTTTCTATCCATATTTGTAAATTCAAACTTATATCTATTGGTATAACATGTGTAATCTTTCTTACCTGTTACCTTATTAATATTGTAATGACAACTCATTAATGTTGGGTTTCCAACCTCTGGAGATTGTATTACAAATGTTGTTCTAGGATCAAGATAAGAATGTGTTATAGGTATCTCTGGTGTCATATCTTTCGATATATCTTTATTAGGTAATGTAATCATATACCCCACACCACAAATACTTGCATAAATACCACTACATATATCAACACTATGGCTTTCTTCATAATTATAAATGTCGCTAATTGTTGATACATCTTCTTGGTAATCAATACTTCTTGGGATAAATTCAGTAGGACTACCGTAAGTATAACCAACTACCTCTCTTGTAATAGGAAAAGCAAAGTTAACAACAGTAGTATTATTAATGTTACTTGTACCGCCACCAATTCTACCTAAAATATCTTGGTCGCCTAAAAAGTAATCTATTAAATATTCACAATCTTGTGAGTTTTGATTATGGATGCCTAACGCTTTTTGCATTACTTCAAACAAATTATCTGGTGTTACCTCTGGGTAATCTAGGATAATTCTTTGTCGACCATAATGCAACGATTCTAGCGTTCTAGGATTTGTTTTCAGACTATCACCCACTCTCTCGAGAATTACCCATTTATACATAATAAATATATCATAGATTTCATATATGTCAAAAAGACAAAAAAAACGAGAAAGACTATCAATCTTTCTCTCCGCTTTTTTGACACTTGGTCAATAAGCATTTCATTTATATTTACAGGTATAAATGAAAATTATTTAATAACTTATGACCGGCACTTTTATAAGTACCATAGAAAAGATAAAGTTACTTGCAACTTGTGTCAGCCATAAAATTGCAATTATCTTTTCTATGCTACCTATAAAGGCAGCATCTTAACAGCTATGGTAGACATTATTTCTAATGTCTATATACATATTAACATACCATACATAATAAGTCAATATTATTTTTAAACTTTTTTAAAATATTTTTCTACAACGTCATGAATTATATCATGACTGTTCGCACTTATATCACAAAAATCATCTATTGAAAACTTAATATCATTAAACGAAACATAACTAAATAAATAACAGTGCATAAGCTCATGATATAATGTTTTCTCTTTCTGTTCTTCTTTTATATCTTCCCATAACCATATTTCTTGTCTTTCTGGTATTGTCAAACCGAAATACTTACCATCACTCGTAGTTATGGTTTCGCCATATACAGCACACATTTCCTCTTGACATTTCTCTAATATTTTCCATGTTCTATCGTTTATCTCAAATTCCATAAAAATCTCCTATATTCCTAACTGACTTGCACTTATATTAATTCTCGCCATACCACTTTGTGAACCACCCAATACATTTGTAATCATACCAGCCAAACTATCTGGGAAGTCATCATGTTGCTTATTCTGCATACTAGGGTTCTGATTCCATGAATATAAATTGTGCATCGCGTCCATATAATCTTTATCACCCTTAATCAACTCTGGGTTCTTAAAATACAACCTATATGTATTATTCTCTGTCGCAACACCCTTAATCTCATTCTGACACGCCAATATTCTATCCAACTTACTTTTATTCGTAGGGGCAGCATGATCGCTTAAATGACAACGATAATTTTTCGCCTTTAAATCAATACCCATTAAAGACATAAAATAATCACCACCATTATTCTTTTCAACACCACAACGTGTAACCTTATTATCAATGATTATATCTCTAACAAAAGGTCTTATATAATCATCACCACCAAATTTATTCCTAAACAATACTTTTTCAATATAAACTTCATTACCATAAACATAACCTATCGGCAAACTAAAGTAATCTTCGCCACCATGCGAAACATCTGCATAACCAATAATTCTATCTGGTGTACCCTCTGGCAACTCATTATAAAAACTAATATTCTCTTTATTAAACAACAACCCATCACGTTCTATCGGTTTCATTAAATACTTCGCACTAAAAATTACGGGATCTTCCGCAACTTCCATATCTTTATAATACTTTGTATTAAAACCCTTACCATAATCATACATGAAATTACTCTCGCCATTTTCGTCATAACAAGGAACACTTATAATACGAACACGCTCTGGATCATCTTCTTCTGCATTTCTTACAACACGACTTGTAACGTCATGCAATGACCAAGGTGTATTTATATGTATTTCAGGACAAGGTCTATACTCACCATCTTTACATAATCTTTGTATCTTTCTATCTTTAATCGTACCTGTATAATTATAATACAACTTTTCCAACCTTTGAGGGTTATTCGCCTGTTCTACGTCTTTTACCAAGTCATCACAATAAAGTAATCTCTCTGCCTGTACCTTACCAGTACCACCAGCCTCTATTGAAACATAATTATAAGTATGAAATCTCCTCGACTTATTCAAATCTATATACAAATACTCTGCACTCTTATTCGCAATACTATTATTCGGAAAAATCTCATGATAACGATACTCTTCGCCATCAATAATATTCATAATCTCGCCATAAAACGACTGTATCAACCCAACACTATGTCCTGCTGCCAAAATACTCTCATCAGGACACATACCACCTAACAACACTTGTAAAAACAACCCTACTGTCGTCTTACCAATTCTAGGTGGCAGATTTAACACCAATAAATCTAACTTATCATCAATTAAGTCTTGAATACCCTGTATAACACCATGTTTTTTCAACAACCTCGCTCTAGGCAAGTAAAACTGCTTATGTATCGGTCTATTCCACTCTAACGCAATACAAAACGACTCAAAATCTCCATTTCTCGCCTTTGTATCATAACTTGTAACCCACATATTATTAATCTTCTCACGATTTTCAATCGTATCTTTATACTCGACTTTATTACCTTGCAACAAGTCTATTATAATGTCCGCATAATAACATGCCTTATCTATCGCACCAATACTCTCATAATCACATTTTAAAGAATAACAACCTGTCAAATATGCAAACGTGGTCTTATCTTTAACTTTTTCTATCAAACTCTCTGTATCACTAATTCTCTTACGAATCTCATCTTCAATATTCAATGTTTATCACCACTCTTATTATAATAAAACTCTAATTTCTTCTCCGTTGACTTATAAACACTACTACTAGGCTCTGATAAGTATTCCCATATACAATCAACTTTAACATCTGATAAAAGACGATTTGAATAAACATAATACTTATATACTTCCCTATATGCCGGACTTAACCTATCAAACTCTCTTTTAATATACTTTCGCCTTTCATAAAAATCATTATACACTTCAAACTTCATATTTTCTTTGACAACACCCATAAATCGCTCTCTTTCCCCACTCTTTTACCGAAACCTTACCCTAATCAAGTATATTGTATCATAATATAACATATTTTTGCAATTAAAAAACTCACGTATTTCAACGTGAGCCAAAAAAGGGGTTAATTAGTGTTTATGTACACCTATAATGAAAAACATAGTGCCTTTGCAGACACCATAGAATAGATATAAG